TTCAGGGTTACTCACCAACCAGTATTGCTCCTGCTCCGGTATTTGCCGGGGCGCAAGCGCAAGGGGCAAGCGACATGGATCGGTTTGGGATCGCGTCGTCCAATGTCAATGCTCGAAATGCAGGGCTTTATTCACTTCTTGGCGCTGGCGGCGCTGCTGGAATAATGAAATATGGTTAACTACGGGATGATTAATTAAATGAATTCCTCATACAACTTTAATCCAGACGAAAAACGTATGCAGCTTGCCGCGCTGCTGCAAGATCAGACGCAGCCTTACCGTAAATATAGTGGCCCCCTGGGGGCGCCTAGTGGGTCCGGCGGCGGCATGGGCGCCTTTAACGACATGATGATGAAGAAAATGATGCAGAAGAAGATGAACGGGACGCAGCCTGGTGCGCCGGTTGAGGATCGGTCTACGCAATACGATCCGAGTTCGCAGAACTTCACGCCGTCAACTTACTAGAGGCCCAAAATGGCCGAAAACAAGCTATACAACTTCAACTTGCCCAGCCCGTATCAATCTGAGCTGTCGAGGATTGCCGACCAGCAGCGCATGGCGCAGATGCTGCAGGCGCAGTCACAGCAGCCCACAGAGCGTTTTAGCTATAAAGGCATAGAGGCACGCACACCCGCAACCGCGGGGCTGGCAAAGCTGCTACAGGGCTTTGGCGGGGCATATTTGCAGGGACAGGCGCGGGAGGAAGAAAAGGCGCTAGGTGAGAGGTATCGGCGGGAAAGCATGGACGACATGATGCGATACGCAGAAATGGCAGGGCGTCCTGCTGTTGCTGCTGTTCAAGGACAAGATGCGTTTACGCCTACGGTAGCAGATTACGAAGATCGAGCGATGGGAGGTGCGCCGGATTTCAACGTAAACGAGCAGGGCATGGTTCCGGCTGTTGCTCCGGTTGCTGCTCGGATGCGTGGGCAAATTGATCCGTCAATGATTGGGCAATTCACAACCCCAGAAATGCAACGGATGGCATTGGCGTCAATGTTGAAGCAGGGTGAACTGCCTGCTGCGTTTAACCTCGGTGCAGAAGAAACTAGGTTCCAGCCGCAGGTAGGCGGGGGCGCACCAGTTGCTGTTGCAAGAGGTATGCCAAAACCGTTGCCGTCACCGTTTGCACAGATTAACTTAGAAAAATTCACGCCAGCCAGCGTGCAGGCAGCGATGAATGCTGATGGCACAGTAGATAGAACTAAGCTCGTTGCTATTCCTGAACGCGCTACTGGCGATCTTGCTGTTTATAACTTATATGTTGAACAACAAAAAGCCGCTGGCAAGGTGCCTATGGGCATTGATCAATTTATAATAAATCAAAAAATTGCTGGGAGAACGCCTGCTGCTCAACGCGACCGATCTGTTTATGACGCAGATAGAGGTGGCGTGGTTAACGTAGACACTGGCGTGTTTACTCCGGCTACTCAGGGCGGCAAGCCACTTAGCCCAAAAAGTAAACCGCTTACTGAATCACAATCTAAAGCTGCTGTTTTTGAATCGCAAATGCGGGGCGCTACGGACGAACTTGCATTGATTCCAGGATACAATCCTGAAAGCGGTTTTAGTCAAGCAGAAACAGCAGTAGCCGGCGGTCGTGGAAATATGCTGATTAGCGAAAACGCGCAAAGGGCAAAACAGGCGCAATCGCAATGGGCCGAGTCATTCCTTCGCTTTAAGACCGGAGCAGCATCAACCCCTGCAGAAGTAGCATCAAATATTGCTACATTCTTCCCGCAGCTTGGTGATAAGCCAGAAACTATTGCACAGAAAAAAAGGATGAGAGCAAGGGCCGAAAATGATATTGCATTTGCATCTGGAAACGCATTATCACAAAAACAAGGCAAACAACCAGGTCAAACAGATCCTTCAGATCCTTTGGGATTGCGGAGATAGAATCCATGAATATTTCAGAAGTTAGAGCTAAGTTTCCAGAATATAAAGATGTCAATGACATAGAACTTGTGAAAGGAATTCATCAGAAATTTTATTCTGATATTCCTTATCGCCAGTTTATGAATACCATTGATTTTAGCGAAAAACTAGATCCGACCAAAGATATGACCGGCTTTCAGAAGTTTGCCGCCGGAGCAGGAAAAGCAGTTTACGATTTAGGATTAGGCGCCCGCCAAATAGGGGCAAGCGTTGCTGATTACGTTTCTCCAAGATCTCAATCAAGAGCTGCTGAAATACAAAAAGAAGTCGATGAAGTAAAGGCTAGAGATGCTGCGCTAATGAATACTGGCGCTGGTATGGCTGGCAACATTGCTGGAAACATTGCGACATCTATTCTTCCAGGGTTGGGTGTGGTTGGCGCCGGCAAAGCTATTGGTCAAACGGCACTAACTGCTGGTGGAAAAATGCTTTTGGCTTCACCTGCAACACTTGGAGGGGCAGCGGTACAAAGCGGCATGGGCGCGGCTCAAGCTGCATTGCAACCAGTGGCCACAGGAGAAAGCAGATTAGGAAATGCAGCCATTGGTGGGACTGGCGGTGCATTGGTTCCTGTTTTGGGAATGGGGTTTAAGGGTGCAAAAGCCGCAATAGAACCGCTATATGAAGGTGGGCGCCAACAGATTCTTGCTCGCGCTCTTAGAGCTTCTGCTGGGGAAAATGCTGATATTGTGGCGCAAAGAATGCGCGGCGCGGCAGAGCTTGTTCCGGGATCTGCGCCAACAGCGGCAGAGGTTGCAAATTCTGGTGGAATTGCAGCAATGCAGCGTGCGGCAGCAGCAGTTGATCCTGAATCTTATGCAACTAGGGCAGCACAACAAAACGAAGCAAGGGTTGCATCACTTCGAGAGATGGCTGGAACTGGCGGCGAGAGAGAATTCTACGCAGCAGCAAGGAATTCTGCGGCTGATGCTTTATACAAAGATGCTTATAAGACTGGTATTGATCTCACTGTTGATGCTACGACAGGACAAACACTATCAAAAGCGCAGCAAGCTGGTCGATTTGGTGAAATAAATAAGTTAATGAATACTCCGGCCTTAAAATCTGCGGCCGATGAAGCAAGAAATATGATGGCAAACGATCCTAATTTAAAGGGTCAGATTCTTAGTGCAAGCGGTTCTGTGCAGGGTCTGCATTACACCAGAAAAGCCTTGTCTGATATGGTTCAGGCCGCGACGCCAGGAAGCGATAACAAAAGAATTTTAACTTCGCTTCTTAATCGTTTTGATACTACTTTGGACACTATTTCTCCGTCTTACGCTCAAGCAAGAATTACATACAGGGAGATGAGCAAGCCAATTAACCAGATGGACATTGCTCAGGAACTTGCAAACAAATCTATCAGTCCCTTAAACGATTTGATGCAACCCAATGCGTATGCCAGAAACTTGTCGGACGATATGGCTTCAAGGGCCACAGGTTTTAAAGGCTCGACGCTATCCAACACAATGACGCCAGAACAATTGCAGAAACTAAATGCAATAAAAAGTGATCTTGCGAGATCTGTTGCGGCTAGGGATTTAGGTAGAGGGGCTGGTTCTGATACTACCCAAAAACTGTCAATGACAAACCTATTGCAACAATCTGGCATTCCGGTCGGAGTTATAAATACTCCGGGGCTTGGGAGGGTTGCAAATTTTCTTTACTCCGGCACAGATGAAAGGATGCGGGAGGCTTTAGCAAAAGCCTTGCTTGATCCAAAATCAACTGCCGAACTAATGAAAAAAGGAATTTCAAATAAAAAAGCTGCTCAAATTGCTGAGATTTTACGGATGACTTCTGCGCCGGCGGTCACTTCTACTGCAGTGAGTTTACAAGATGCGAGATAGCAAACGATCTTTTAATTTTCCGTGTTTTAATTTTGATTGCAGCCACCGTCGGATTGGAAAAGCAATCACCGTTGCAACAAAAAACAACGCCACAAGTGCAAACGGTTTTAGAATCATGGCGAAAAATGTAGTCATGAAAAAAGGATAACACAGTGTCTTACAACGGCAGCGGTACCTTTAACATCAACAGCGCGGGTCAGCCGGTCGTTACCGGCACCGTCATCACATCAACAGCTTTTAACGCACTGACCAGCGATCTGGCGACCGGGCTAACGACCGCGATAACGAAAGACGGGCAGACCACGCCGACCGCTAATATCCCGATGGGCGGCTTCAAGATCACCGGCCTGGCGGCTGGTACGTTGACAACTGATGCGGTGCGGCTTAGTCAGCTTCAAAGCGTCGGCACAACCACTTACATCACCGCTGCTGGCACAGATACCATTACCGGCACTGTAACGCCAACGCTGGCAGCTTACGCGACCGGGCAGCAATTCTCGTTTGTCGTGGCTGCGACTAATACCGCAGCGGTCACTTTGAACATTAACAGTCTTGGCGCCAAAGCGGTTACCAGGACCGGTTCTGTCGCGTTGGTAGCTGGCGATATGGTTATCGGCCAGGTCGTAATTGTTGAATACGACGGGACCAGATTCCAGTTGATAAACGGCAATTCGTTTACTAATTTAAAGGTTTCTGGAACGCTAGGTGTAACGGGCGTTGCAACCTTCGCAGCAGGCACCGTCGCACTACCCTCAATCACGACCACTGGCGACACGAATACTGGGGTTTACTTCCCGGCTGCGGATACTGTTGGGATAACTGCGGGTGGCGCAGAGGCGATGCGTATTGACTCCACTGGTCATTTGGGGATTGGTCTAACAAGTTATAACTTGCCGTTGTCTGTTGTGGCTGACAGTAATGGGCAAAATGTTCAACTTAACGGAAGAACTGGCGATAGTCTAGTTCAAATGTTTTTCCGTAACTTTGGGGGGACTAATAACCTTGCTTCCATCTCATCGGATAGCGGCAATACTTTGCAATTTGGAACTGGGTCACAAACAGCGCCGACTGTGCCGACAGAACGGATGCGTATCGACTCCAGCGGTAATGTGCTGGTCGGAAAAGCATCCGCAACTGCAAACGGCGGTGATGTGCAGGTATCAAGCGGCATTACATTCCCTGCGACTCAAGTTCCCAAAAGCGATGCAAACACGCTGGACGATTACGAGGAAGGCACTTGGACGCCAGTGCTGCGCTTCGGCACTTTGTCTGTTGGAATCACTTACACCACGCAAACGGGTAATTACACCAAGATAGGCAACATGGTGTATTTCAATATGTTCATTGTGTTGTCATCGAAAGGGTCGTCTACTGGTGCGGCAGACATCGCGGGATTGCCGGAGACTGTGGGAGTTACATCAAGCGCAAGTATTCGTGGCAATACGTTTGCTGCTGCACTAGATGCTGTTCCAAATGCACTTTCGATAGCAGGGGGAGCCACCATACGGATAGAAAATCTGCCCAACGGGTCATCTACAGTGGCAAACTTGACGGATACTAATTTTGCCGCTACAACAAGTCTGCTTATTTCCGGTTCATATAGAGTGTAAAGGAGCAATCATGGAAAAAGTAATCAAGCTGCAAACTGAAGTCACGCCGGATAAGGACATTCGTGCTCGACTGTCCCTTCAAATTCTTGATGGCGACAAAATGGGCTTCCAGCACTACCACTGTTTTCCGCCGATGCCACCGGGCGAAAACCTTGATTCGTGGCGCACTGCGATTGAGGCAAACATCGGTGACGTAAACAGCGGCATCCCGTTCGCGCCGTGGCCCGCCATCCCTGACGCTGAGTGGAATGAAGTCAAGGCGGTCGCCGCAATGGTGTGGACGCCGGAGCGAGTGGCAGCACAGAAAGAAAAAGAATCTGCCGCCATCGCTGCCGCGAAAGCAATTTCAGGCTAATGCCATGACCGATCAAGAAATGACAGATTTTTTTATGCGTCTTGCGCGGCGCTTTATGGTTGTGTTCAGGCTTTGATGGCAAAAGTGGAAGCATTGGAAGCTAAGTAATGGAACATCAGCAAGTAATAAATATGTTCTTGGGTGTAGGCATGACTGTAGTTGGCTGGTTTGCCAGAGAATTGTGGGCGGCAGTCAAAGAACTGAAGGCCGACCTTGCAAAGCTGCGCGAGGACTTGCCGAAAGAATACGTATCAAGAGATGACTATAAAGATGACATTCGAGACATCAAAGGTATGCTGGCAAAGATATTTGAGAAACTTGAAAACAAGGCCGACAAATGAAACAGCTTTTTATGTTGGATTTTTAACATGGCAGCTAGAAAACCAAAAGCAGCGGTAAAAGCGGTTCAGCAGGAAAGCCCTGTTGACAAGGTTATTGGCTTGATTAAGTGGGTTGATAACCCGTTCAAGCTGTTTACGCTTTTGGTTATCTCTACATTTTTCTTTGTCGGTTTCTTTGCTTGGGAAAGCAGGGAAGTTTTAAAGTCTGCAATTACCGCTAATGACAAGTTGGCTTCTCTAAAGTCTGATTCCGAATTGATGGATATATCCAGTGCGCTAATCAAAGAATCTGGCGGCGAAGTTGTTGTGGTTCACCAAGCCAATCTGATGATTAACAAAAGAACTACTGTAATGGCTGTAGACAAGAACGGCAGGAATAAGTCGGTCGAAGGAACTGTTACCAGCATCTTTAACGAAAGCCCCGGCAGGAACAAGGCCGTTGTTGCGATGTTAAGCGGTGAAGTTCTTTGCGAGGACTTCAAGCCTTCCTCAAAAGTGGGTGAGTGGTTTGTGAAGAATGAAGTGACGTTTGTATGCCGAGGCTCCATACCGCCTGAGATTGGCAAGCTAGTTGGTTATATCAGTGTTGGTTTTAAGAAAAAGCCTGATGATGTAAATTCAATAAAGGTAATACTTAATCACACCGCAGCAAAAATGGTGAAATAAATGGACTGGCTCAAACAGATTGCCCCGACGATTGCGACCGCGCTTGGTGGCCCTCTGGCTGGCATGGCCGTGTCTGCCATCTCTAAGGCCATCGGCGTAGACGAGGCCAAAGTGGGCGACCTGATAGCCAATAACAAGCTGTCAGCCGAGCAGATTGCACAGGTCAAGATTGCCGAGATTGAACTACAAAAGCAGGCTCAAGAGTTGGGGCTAAACTTCGAGAAACTTGAGGTCGAGGATAGAAAGTCGGCCAGAGAAATGCAGGCTACTACTCGCTCGATGATGCCGCCAATCCTAGCAGGGTCAGTCACCGTTGGATTCTTCGGCATCATGGGCATGATGTTTTTCAATCAAATTGACAGCAGCAACCCGGCAATCCTGATGATGTTGGGCAGTCTAGGCACCGCCTGGACGGGGATTATTGCGTATTACTTTGGCTCGTCTGCTGGCTCACAGGCAAAAACGGATCTACTCTCAAAGGCGTCAAAATGAATTTGACACCACATTTCACCCTAGAAGAACTGACAGCCTCAGAAACCGCCGAGCGCAACGGGTGGGATAACAGCCCTAACGATCAGGAACTAGCCAACCTAGTGCGCCTGGCTGAGTTTCTCGAGCAGGTAAAAGAAGTGCTGGCCGGGAAGCCGATTATGATCTCGTCGGGCTTGCGGACAAAAAAGGTTAATGACGCGGTAGGGTCTAAGGACACCAGCCAGCACCGAATTGGCTGCGCTGCCGACTTTAAAGTGCCGGGAATGACTCCCGACGAAGTAGTGAAGGCCATCGTCGCCAGCGGCATTGGCTACGATCAGGTTATCCGGGAATTTGACCGCTGGACGCATATCAGCATCCCGAATAGCATTAATTTCAGCCCAAGAGGGCAGGCGCTAATTATCGACAAGGCCGGTACTCGGCCTTATGCGTAACTAACCTTCCACCGAATAGAATCGGGAGGGCGTTTTCCACTCCCTGTCCGGCGCTGGCGTAATCCACGACGGGTCGTGCCAGACCAGCCTGTTGTTGGGGTACGAGATCCACGGCCCCGAATCCAGCGCAATAAAATGATGGTTTTTGTGCTGGTCAGGCACTTCACTCCAGCCGGTTTTCATCCAATCCACAGTAAACAGGTAATTGCCTTTCCGAATCTGCCCATCCCTGCCCAACGCGGTCACCGCGTGGCCCTTCAAAAACGGCAAGGCGACGACCGTAAATTCGTAGCCGTAGCTATCCCACCAGGACGACTGTTGCAGCGGCAGCGGGTCGCACGGTTTGCTGCAAATCATGTGGATCGGCACTCTTGCCCAGCACGCGCCGGAGTCCAGCATCACCTGAAACATCGGCGCGCGCGCTGGCTCGGCACGAAAAGCAAACACCACCGCTTTTGTAAACTCTCCATGCCCCTTCTGTTCGTCAAACAAAAACTCGTTTCTGACGTAGCAGGGTGTGTAGGGGGTTTCGGCCAATAGCGTCATTTTTTAACAGCTTGGATGATGGCCGAAACGCCCTGCACTTTTTGCCGGTAGCGCCGGATCGTGGCGGCAACGTCCGTGGTTGCTGCATTGGTTGGCACAAAAAGTTTGTTCTCGATAAGATATATATTGCGTTCACGCAGGTACGCAATGGCGGCGTTAAGTTTATCCATTGTTCTTCTCCTCCGCAGCGCGGGTGATTGCCTCAATACAGTCTGCTTGCGTTCTAAGCCAAGAATTTTCTAGCAGTTTCGCCGCCTCCCGCAGCCCCGCTTGCCTTCCTTTTTCTCGCGCCTCCACCAGCAGCCGCTTAGTTTCTGCGAGTTCGCGTCCCGGTTCATCCGGCACCTGCACCTCGTCAATCTTTTTCAATCGCTCAACCTGATCCGCCAGCCACTCCAATGTCTCAGGCCGAAGATGCTGACCGAACCGCGCGGCGTTGCGTAACTGTTTAGGGGTAATCATTTCCATCTCCAACACTTGATCACTCCGCCCTCGACAACGTAGATCGTCATCTCCCCCTCAGTCTGGGGCAAGGGGCATACAGAGAGCGCCACCTTCTGCGCGGCAGGCTCAACTTCATTTACACGATACCCCACCGCACCCGCAGCAGCGCCAACAAACAGCCCTGCGACCAGCACCACGGCCATGCGCTTGATCATGATGCTGCCGTCAATCACGTATGGTTTCATCTGATTCTCCCGGCCTGTTGCAGTTCACAGAACAGCATCGAATACACCCGCGCCACTTCAGGGCGTAGGCCATTCCGCACACTTCGGTCTTGTGTGAAGTGCTCACCCCACTCGGATGCGGGTATGCCGAAGTAAGCGTACAACTGCTGCACATACTGCGGAATGCTATGCGATCCCATTTTTGCCTCTTTTTGCACGTTTAGGTGCGGCGTCTTTTTCCCACGGCAGATCGTCCACCAGATCCTTGAAATAATCGGTTGGCGCGGCCGGCTGGATGTCGCAGTCAAACTCCGTCTTAAGGTTCGTCAGGCCAGCGTCACCCAGCATGGTCTTGTCGGCCAAGTTGGTAATATCCTGGCTGCTGTATACCGGCTGCTGGAACTCGGCGCCGGTCAGCTTGTGGCGGTAGGTCAGCAGGTTGTTGGCGCTGGCATCCATCAGCTCGGCAAAACGCCCTAGCAGGGTTGGGATATGCCGATGCTCACCGCAACCGACACGCTGGGCGGCCACATCCATGTCAGGTTTAGCCTGCGCGCAGCTCCAGCGCCCGTCCCCATCCATCTCCGGGGTGCTGTGGGCGCAGGTGCGGCAGCTCACCGCGGGCGCCTCGGTGCCGTAGCAGTGGTGCTTAAAGTGGCAGAACTTGCAGGTGAGATTCGTAGCATCGTCGGCCAACGTGACCGCGGGTTCTGGCGCCGTAATGATGCGCTCGGCACGCTGGATTGCCCGGTCAAATGCGTCTTTCTCAAATTCAAGGCGCTCGGCGTGAATCTCGTCCGTGTCCTTGTTAACCATAAGATACATGGCTCTAGTCAGACCAGCCCAGCCCATATAGACTTGCATCTGCACCCAGTGTTGCGGCTTGGACTTCTTTACCCCATTTTTCGACATCGCGGCAAACGACTTAGCGTTCGCGGTCTTGAATTCCAGTAAATGCGGCGTCTTGGGCGCCTCTGGCAAGCCCAAGCCAACACCGTCGAGACTGCCGGCAAAATGCCCACCAGCGGCCTTATAGCGCCACTGGTTGCCATCCTGATCCTTGTCCCACACTTCCACACCTATCGCGCGCAGATCCGCGATCAGGCGCGGTTCCTGGTGGTTGCCGCTGTCAAACAGACGCAGCATCCGACCGTCAAATTCTGCCGGTTTTGCCCAGCGAAAGGACAGCCACAAGTACCTGTCGCATTCGTGGCCGATTTCGCTGGCGCCCAGGTGGGGCCGCCCCTGCCGGTCGGCGGTCTGCTCGTAGTGCTTGAAAATGGCGGTTCTAGTGCTGTTCTGCGGTTCTGGTAGTTCTGCCATGATTCCTCCGATAGTAAGGGTGGGCTGCCGGTGCTGATCTCCGGCTTTCTAACGTGGAGCCGCCAAATATTTAGATATTATGCGGGTCGCCTCTAAAAGCTTAATTTCGATCCATCTATTAGAATTTATGAAATATTAATTCGCATCAGCCTGCGGTGTTACTCCCATTTCTTTTACTTACGAGCTGACCAGGGCGCTGCGCCGGCCACTTTGCCGGTCGCAAACCCTGCCGGTGCCGCGGGCTTGGCTTTCGGCGCCGGGGTGCCGTCCGCCTGGCTGTAGCCCTTGATGCGATTTGTCATCTGACCGCTAGACGGGTTTAGCTCTTGAACGACATCAACCACCAGCGGGGCGTTGTGCAATTCCTCGCTGTCGGACGGCGCCAAGATGCCGACGCAGTGACAGATGGCAGACAGCTCGCGCTCGGCAATCTGGACCGCGGTCGCGTTTTTGTTAACCAAATTCAGCCTGGTCCACAGCTTGCGGCCGGTGTGCTTGGTGTCGCCGACCACTTCAAACGTCAGCATCAAATACTCGCCGGTCCCGGCTTTCGTTTCCTTCATCTCGCTGTCAGTGATAATGACTTCGTACCTGCCAGCGGGCAATGCGTCAAACGTCTGCTGCGGTTCCACTTCTGCTGCGTTGAAATTAAGTGAGGCCATGATTACTTTCCTTTGGGTTGGTTGGTTGGTGCGGTTGTGGTCGTCATTGCGTCTGCCAAAGCTGACCAGTCCAGTGGCAGTGATTCCGGTAATGAGTAGCGGTTCTTGGCAAGGTAGGCCGGTTTCTCAGAAGTATGCAGCAGGCGCTCGCCGGTGCTGATGCCGCGGCTGACTTTATTGTTGAAGCCCACATCGCTGGATTTGACGATCGTCTTGTAATTGGCAAAGCCAACGATGTCGCACCATTCCTGCACTAAGGCAGATGACCTGGCCTGCAGCTTAGGCTGGTAACGTTCATATGGTTCCACTTCAGGGCTGTCAAACCGTTTAATCTCGCAATGCGCCAGCAGGATGCTGGCCATGCCCATCGCGCGCAGGGCGGTCAGGTCATCAAGGATCTTGCGCCAGAGATCTGCGGCGATCACGGCGCCCTTGCCGTAGGCCAGGTCTTTGGCTTCGTACTGGGTGTTGATCTGTTCCCAGATCAGGTTATCCAGCCAATCCAGGCTGTCGATTACGACGGTCTGGAAGTCGTGCTCGCCTTTCAAGGACGCCAATGCCTCCTGCACATCCTTGTAGCTTTTGGCCACCGGGAAGTGATCCGCTTCCAATCGGCCGAGGCCATCCTCGGTCAGGATGAAGATCGGGTTAGGCGCACTGGCGCCGAACGTGGTTTTGCCGAGGCCATGCGGTCCGTAGACCATGATGCGCGGCGGCTGGATGCTAATGTTGCGGGATATTGCTTGTAAATTGATAGCCATTATTTTTCTCCAAAAATTAATATTGCAAAAACAATCACTCCGCCGACGACGCAAGCCCAAAAGGAAACTTCAGAAATACTCACGTTTCATCCTCCTCGGCAGCGTATTCGCAAGCAAGGTCGTACACGATGTCAGAATCGGACAGGTGGTCAATCAGCATCGCTTCGACGGTCTTGCGCTCGCGTTCAATACGGTCTGCAAATGCCTCTGTGCCAGATGACATTGCAGCCACATAAAGCTCAAGCGGAAAAGACGGGTCGCGCTCGTTAAGCAGAAAATCGTAAATGCTGAATTGCGCTCTACCGTTGACGGGCCACTGGCCGTGGTCCATAACGGCCTCAACTACTGCTTCAAGCGCATACTTCAGATGGCGATCGAGTGGCTCAGGGCGATTGCCGGGATAGCAGCGATTGCAATCAGTGGCACCACAGTTGCAGCGTTCGGGTGTTTGCATTTTATTTGCTTTCGGTTGGTAGGTCGGTTGGGTGCGCCCCCGGAGGGGCGCGTTATAAGACTATTCGTAATCGTAATTTTCTATGTTTGAGCAACCGTTATCAACCCAACGGCCTTCTGCTTCGTTCATTAATTCGCACGATTCATCCCATGCGATGGCATCCATTTCTTCTTCGTATTGAGCCAAAGCAACAACGTGAGAATCATGTAATGTTTTCATTTTCTTTACTTTAGGTCGGTTGGTCGGTTGTTTTGCTGCACCTGCTGAAACAGATATTATTCCGGTGTTTACGCGGTGTCAACAACAACACGCAAATTATTTGTGGTATTGTGCGATTATTGTCTTTTGGTCAACTGGGAGGGTTTGTGTACATAATGGTGAAAGAGGCTGCAGCGAGGCTAAAAGTCAGTCGACAATGGGTCAACACATTGATAAATAACGGGAAAATTAGTACCGCTATCCTTGCAGGGCGGCGGGTTGTTATCGCTGACAAGGCGTTCCTGGCGATGGAGCGAGGGCGCCGGAAGGTGGGGAAGTGACATGCAACACGCTCGCCCTATTTACGAAACCCAAACACAGCTAAAAAATGAGCAAGGGATAGCTAAGCATGTTGCTGACCAGTGGGGTGGCGTAATGGTCAAGCTGCCGAAAATGTATCCTATGGATTACATTTTTACACAAGACAGCATGTGCCTAGCTTGGGTTGAAATTAAGAGCAGAGCAGTGCCGCGTGATAAATATCCGACTTATTTTTTCAACGTTGATAAAGCAATGTTTGGCAAACAATTGGCACATGAAACTGGGTTGCCTTTTTTGTTGGTCGTGTCGTGGGCTGGAGATATTGCCTTTCTGAATTTTAAGAAAGCCTATCCAATAAAGTTTTGCGGCAGGCAGGATCGTGGTGATTGGCAGGACCAAAGCCCGGCGTATGAAATTCCCATCGACGAATTTGAAAGTTTGACATGAATATGAGGGTGTCGAGATGACTGAAAATGATCCCGTTGTCGAGCTGCATCCCAAAGTGCTACTGGATGCCGCCTTGAAATACGCGCTCCGCGGCTTTCGTGTTCTGCCGTTAAACAGCATCCGCGCCGGTGTGTGCACTTGCGGCGATACTGACTGCCGATCACCCGGCAAGCACCCGCTGACCGCACATGGGGCAACCGAGGCCAGCGCCGACGAGATGACCATTCGCGGTTGGTGGAGCAAGTGGCCGACCGCCAACATCGGGCTGGCTATGGGCGACGCCGGCTGCGTGGCGCTCGATGTCGATACACGCAATCTTGGGCATTTGAGCTGGGACGCGCTGATACAGGCTAACGGGGCGCTACCAGAGACTCCCACGCAGCGCAGCGGTAACGGGTGGCACTACCTGTTCAGGATCGATGCCGAGGCTGTCAAACGCTGCCGTGGCAAGCTGGCGCAGGGTATTGACGTAAAGGCCAACGGTTATATCGTTGCCGAGCCATCCATCCACCATTCCGGGCGCCGGTATGCTTGGGATGACGGGTTAGATCTGCTGGCCGGGTTCACACCGGCCCGCGCACCGGTCTGGTTGGAACGACTGCTCATGGAGCCAGCATCGGAAACAGGGGGGCCCAGCTCTCCCAATCTCGGCAATTACACCTTGCCGGTGCAGCTCGCCGAGGCCGCTGACGCGCTGACGGTGCTCGATGCCGAGGACTATCACCAGTGGATTGAGGCGGGCATGGCGCTGCACGCAACCGGGCTGGGCGACCTGGCTTACCAAGTATGGGTGGATTGGTCAGGCCGGTCGGGTAAGTTTGACCACAAGATTCAACGGGCAAAGTGGCTGTCTTTTTCGACCAAGCGGGCGGCTGGCGTGACGATAAAAACCCTATTTTCCCGCGCACAGGCGGCAGGATGGAAAAACCCCATGTCAGGCACCAGCTCCGCAACACCAGAACCGGAAGTCACAATTTCAGATCTTGAAAAGCAATTATTGAATTTTGACTCATTTGCCGATCCATTTGCGGTAATACCGCATTTCGTTGACCGCTGGATACCGCACAACGAAGTCACGCTGCTGGCTGGTCACGGCGGCAGCGGTAAATCGTATGTGGCCATGTCTTTAGCCATTCACGTGGCTTTAGGACGGCCGTTCTGCGGTCTGGACACCGTGGCTGCGTCTGTCCTGTTCTTTAGCGGCGAGGACGGCGCACAGGTCATTTTGCGGCGCTTCCATAGTCTATGTAAGGCGCTGTCCGTGGCGCCAGCCGAGCTGAATGGCAAGCTGCTGCTCCTGGACGCCTCCGACATCGATCCGGCGCTGCACCGCGACGCGCGCGGCGTGACAGAAACCAAGCTACTTGGCGCCCTGTCCGAGCTGGTTGCCAGACGCAATATCGGCCTGGTGGTGGTCGATAACGCCAGCGACACCTTTGACGATGACGAAATCAAACGCGCTCGAGTGCGCCAGTTTGTCCGGTCCCTGCGCTCCCGTATCGCCCGACCAGGACGCGCTGTCCTGCTGCTCGCTCACGTTAACAAGGTTTCAGCAATTTCGGGCAGGGAGGCTGGCAAAGAGGATTATTCCGGCTCCACTGCCTGGCACAACTCGGTGCGCTCGCGCCTGTCTTTAAACGTCGAAAAGGACGAGGATTGCCTGACCATCGAGCACCAGAAGGCCAATCTGGGGCCGCGGGCAAAGCCGGTGCGCCTGCGCTGGCATGACGGCGTGCCGTTGCAGGATGGGACATTTACCGACGCCGGCGCCGCTGCCGCGGCCGCTTTTGTGTCAGCCGAGCGCGCGCGCTCCAATGATGCGGCAAAGGTAATTCTGGTTTCAATGATTCAGGACTTTAACAATCGGGGCGAAACAGTAACCACATCCAATACCGGCGGATTCTCGGTTTGGCACCTATTGAGCAAGCGTGCAGGGTTCCCGAAGTCCGTCAAAACGGCATCCGACCTGATGGATTTGCTGGCCGAATTGCAAGCCGAGGGCCAGATATATCGGGCCGTTTTCCGCACCAAAGACCGAAAAATGCGTGAGGTGTTTGTGGTCGGAAGTGCGCCAATGCAGCCAGGAAAAGAAGAAAAGGAGGATAATTGATATGTTAGTGAGAACTAACAAAAGTGCGCCAAAGAGGTTAAAAAGTGCGCCGCGCTCCTCCCCCCATACCCCCCCGCCGCGCTTCGGCGCATTGGCGCACCGGCTGCGGCGATGTGCGCCAATGTTTAAGATAGCGCACATTGGCGCACTATGGCGCACATTGGCGCAAAACAACTAAGGATTAAGATGACACCAACACAACGCAGCCTGGCAGCTTTACGGGAACTCGGCTACCTGGTCGAAGTGGTCGAGAAATGGAACAGCTTTACCCGAACGCGTAAGGATCTCTGGGGCTGGGCCGACCTGCTGGCCATCCGGCGCGGTGAGGTGCTCGCGGTCCAGGTCACGGCCGAGGCCGTAGCCAACCGGGTGGCAAAGGTTACGGACTCCGACACCATCGGCCGGGTGCGCGAGGCCGGGGTCCGGGTTGAGATCCACGGCTGGAGGAAAAACGCAAAAGGCCGTTACGTGCAGCGAATTGTGGATTTATCCTGATTTTTGTGCTTGCACGCAGAATTATTGAGGACTAAGATAAATGGGCGTCGGTTCGACTCCTTGATGCGCGTATTCCCGTAAACGGCGACTGAGCGATGCGGGCGCTCACCAATTGGTCGCCGTTGCCTATTTGAAAGGGCAGCATGAATCATCAGAAAAATGCCGCGCTGTTTGTTTCTGTCTTGTTGCACTCAGGCACGAACGCCCATTTCATGCACTTGCAGACGAAAAGCTATTCTGAGCACAAGGCGCTGGGGCGTTATTATGAAGCCGTGGTCGATATTGCTGACCGCTGGGCCGAAGCGTATCAAGGTGCATACGATGTGATCGATACTTACCCGGCTGATTTCCATATTGCGAAAGTGCCGTTGACTTACATTCAGAAGATCAAAGACTTTGTTGACGGAATGCGTAAGGTGCTGCCCGACGACAGCCAATTGATGAACATCATCGACGAGCTGTGCGAGCTGCTGGACTCCACATGTTACAAGCTGCGTGAGTTGAAATAATGACTGACATTGAAAAACTGATAGCTGGATTGATGGTTTCAGAAAATCAAGATCGCGCAATGAAAATGAGAATAGAAGGCGACGGCGGCTATGACAATTCTCGCGGCGCTAGATTGCTAGATGGTGGTGGCCGGGCAACGCTTGATATTCCCGTGACTAATCGCTTGACCGTATCGCCTTATTTTGGGGGTGGCGGGGCAATAGGTAAAGTGCCGACACCGCAAGGCGATTTCAAAATTAACAAATTCAATCCGCAATATGGGGTTGGATTAAATTATAAGTTTAATTGAGTAATGACTGGTTGTTGCAATGCAGTATATGGAACGTAAGTAAGCGACCACTTACAATGTAAGTGAGTATCCACTTAAGATTAAAACAGAAATGGCAAGACCTAAAGGAATACCAAAAACAGGCGGGCGCAAGGCCGGGGTCGGTAACAAGACCACGGTCGATGTGCGTAATGCCATTGCGCTGATCGCTCAAAATAACGCGGGCAACTTTGCCCAATGGCTTGGTGAGGTGGCTTTGGAAGATCCCGGCAAGGCCGCGGATCTGTACCTGAAGGCCATTGAATACCATATCCCGAAGCTGGCGCGGTCAGAGGTCAGCGGACCAGACGGCGGGCCGCAGGTCGTTGAAGCGACCTGGCGAATTACAGAGTGAGCATCGTCAAGGTCGAAATCCCTTATGCGCCGCGCAAAGCGTTTATGCCATTCCACAACCGGACGCACCGCTGGGCCTGTCTGGTCGCGCACCGACGCGCCGGCAAGACCGTGGCGGCTATCAACGACATGATCCGCGCTGCCTTCACAAGCAAAGACTCGATGCCGCTTTACGGTTACGTGGCGCCCTATCGCAGCCAGGCCAAGTCAGTGGTCTGGGATTACTTGAAGCACTACAGCAGACCAATTAGCAAAGAGGCGAACGAGGCCGAGCTGACCGTCACGCTGCTCAACAACAGCAAGATCCGGCTGTTTGGCGCCGACAACGCCGACGCCATGCGCGGGCTGGGGTTTAGCGGCGTCTACCTGGACGAATTCGGCGACTTCAAGCCTAGCGTCTGGGGTAACGTGGTCAGACCGGCACTATCGGACAAGCAGGGCTGGTGCGTGTTTGGCGGCACACCGAAGGGCAAAAACCAGTTCTACGACATCCGGCAGACTGCCGCCAAGCAAACCGCGGACTGGTTTCTGCTCGAGCTGCCAGCCAGTAGGTCGGGACTGCTGCCGGCCACCGAGCTGGATGCCGCCAGGTCGCAACTGAGCAAAGACCAGTTCGATCAGGAATACGAGTGCAGCTTTGAGGCCGCGATCCTCGGCGCCTTCTACGGCACAGAGATGCGCGAGGCGACCGAGGAAGGCCGGATCTGCCAGGTCGACTACCAGCCCGAAGTGCCGGTGCATACCGCGTGGGATTTGGGCTACCGGGACGATACCGCGATCTGGTTCTACCAGGTCATCCGCGGCGAGATCCACGTAATTGATTACTACGCGGTGTCGGGCGCCAACATTGCGGAGCTGGCCGCAGTGGTCAACGGCAAGCCTTACAAGTACGGCAAGCACTACCTGCCGCACGACGCACGCGCCAAAACGCTGGCCGCGCAGGGCAAGTCGATCATTGAGCAGATGGCTGAATACCTGGGCATCAACAACATGGCCATCGTGCCGGACTTGAGTGTGCAGGACGGCATCCAAGCGGTGCGGCAGATGCTGCCGAACACTTGGTTCCACGTGGAGCATTGCGCCGAGGGCATCGAGGCGCTGCGCCAGTATCAAAGAGAATTCGACGAGGACAAAAAGGCATTCCGGCAGACGCCGCGGCACGATTGGTGCTCGCACCCGGCAGACG